CTCAAGCTACAAATGCTTCGTAGGAACCAGGAAAGATATCAAAAAGATCTGAGGGATTTGCTCCTGGTTGCAGACCCCAAACTGCTAGAGGACTACGACCAAGCAATTAGGCAGCAGGAACAAGACAGGAGGGCACACGCGAGGCTAATGGCAAAACGTAAACGCGAAAAGCAAATCCTCATTCAACAACTGCTTGTTGGCGGCACGACTCTTATCATCGGAGGCGGCATTGCAGTCCTGATCTTTGTCTTGATTCTAAAAGCCTTCGGATGATTATGGCGTTTCTGCTTGTCATGGTAGTTGAGGGCGAGCAAGTCGCAGGTAGATTTCACTTCCGCAACATTCACAGGTGCAATCAGTTTGCTTTTTGGCTCGAACAAGGGTCTATCAAGCCCATAGAGGGCAGGCGTCTGAACAACCAAGAGAATATTACAGCATACTGCATCCCTGTTAAGGTGCCGCAAAACACACAATTTTATGACTGAGATGGCAGCGAAGAAATTAGAACCTGGATCAGACTATGATCAGTACGACACCGATGGTGACGGCGTTGTCACTGATGATGAGCTAGAGACTAGCAAAGAGCTACAAGAGCTAAAAATCAGCAATGAAAGAGCACAGGCTCAACGCAGCATGAGTTGGTTTGCTTTGTGGGGAATGCTCTTGTATCCGTCCTTAGTAGTCGTAAGCAGTTGGGCTGGTCTAGTACAGGCAGCAAGTATTCTCGGTGATATGGCCTCAGTCTACTTTGTGTCGGTCGCAGGTATATTGGCAGCGTTTTTTGGAGCGCAGGCATGGTCAAACAGAGGTAATGGTAGATGAGTTTAGTCGGACAGCTAATCGGCCCAGTCACAGGTTTACTCGATAAGTTCATTGAAGACAAAGATCAGAAGAATGCTTTGGCCCATGAAATCGCAACCATGTCGGAGCGTCACGCGCAGGAAGCATTAAAAGGCCAGCTAGAAATCAACAAGATGGAAGCTGCACATAAGTCGTTATTTGTTGCTGGGTGGCGACCTGCTATTGGTTGGATCTGTGCTCTAGGGCTGCTGTACAACACAATCATCGCCAACATAATCAGCATCTGGATAGATGTGCCAGAGGTAGATACAACGCTTCTTGTGCCCGTTATGATGGGTATGCTCGGATTAGGCGCTATGCGTTCATACGAAAAAGTCAACTCCGTAGCACGAGAAAAGTAGATGGTGACGTTCATGGGTCAGTTAGTAGATACATTGAAGCGGCACGAGGGTGTAAAGGCTTTCGCATACCAGTGTACAGCCGACAAGACCACCATTGGTGTCGGGCGTTGCATTGACGAAGATGGCGGTATTGGCCTGTCTGACGATGAGATCGAATATCTTTTGATGAATGACATAGAACGCTGCGATGCAGAATTAAGAGCGGCATACGATTGGTATGGAGACCTTAAAAAGCCTCGACGCGATGCCATGATAAACCTGTGTTTTAACCTTGGTCTGACTAGACTACGAGGATTTGTTAAAGCCTTAGAAGCTATGTCTCGTGAACAGTATGATGTAGCTGCTGACGAGTTTATGGATAGTAGGTGGGCGGAACAGGTAGGTGATCGTGCAGTAGAGGTCACTGAACTTATACGGTCAGGCGAGTACAGATAATGCCGTTACGTAAGCTAAGTCTTCGCCCCGGTGTGAACAAAGAAGTTACACGTTATGTGGACGAAGAGGGCTGGTTTGACTCTGATAAAATACGTTTTCGCTCAGGATACCCAGAGAAAATAGGCGGTTGGCAGCGTATATCCGCTAACACGTATTTAGGTGTAGCACGTTCTTTATCTAACTGGGTAACTCTATCCAGCCAAAAATTAGTTGGTATCGGCACCAACTTAAAATTTTATATAGAAAAAGGTGGAGAGTATTTTGACGTAACGCCTGAACGCACACCTTCTGGGGTATCCCTCACTGACCCTTTTACCACTGTTAGTGGGTCTACCACTGTTACCGTTACAGATGCTAATGGCGGCTACATAAACAATGATTTTGTTACGTTTAGCGGAGCTTCTGCGGTGGGTGGTCTTACACTAAACGGCGAGTTCCAGATAACTTATTCTACTGGTAATACTTATACCATACAGGCTAGCAGCGCAGCTTCTTCATCAGCTTCAGGTGGTGGTTCTGTAACGGCTAAATACCAAATAAATGTCGGCCCAGAGTTTGTAGTGCCGTTAGTAGGTTGGGGTGCTGGTGGGTGGAATGAAGGCACATGGGGCAATGGTGCTACTTCTACAGACTCTTTGCGTTTATTTAGCCAATCCAATTTTGGTGAAGACCTAATATTCGGGCCACGCGGAGGTAGTATTTACTACTGGGATGCTAGTAATGGGCTTACTACACGAGCGGTAGAGTTATCCACGTTATCTGGAGCATCCAATGTACCTGTCATACAAAATTTCATATTTGTATCTGACGTAAGTAGGTTTGTGTTTTGTTTTGGAGCTAATACGTTAGGAGTAACTACACAAGACCCTATGCTCCTTAGATGGTCAGACCAAGAAGACCCAACTAATTGGACTCCTAGCGCCACTAATCAAGCTGGCGATCTAAGGCTATCTATAGGGTCAGAGATAATAAACGCCGTACAAGCTAGCCAAGAAATATTGGTTTGGACAGATGCTGCGCTGTATGCACTTCAGTATGTTGGTGCTCCTATAGTGTGGGGATCGCAGTTACTAGCAGATAATGTATCTATAGCTTCACAAAATTCTGCGGTGTTTGCTGCGGGAGTGACTTACTGGATGGGCTTAGATTCGTTTTATGTATACGACGGTAGAGTTTCAGTGCTGCCATGTTCTGTAAAACGTCATGTGTTTCGTGACTTAAACTCTGAGCAAAGAGAACAGTCGTTTGCAGGATCTAACGAAGCCTTTAGTGAAGTATGGTGGTTCTACCCATCAACAGGTTCGACAACAGTGGATAAATACGTTGTCTACAATTACGAACAAAATATCTGGTATGTGGGTAGTTTATCAAGATCTGCTTGGCTGGATGCGGGTGTAAGGCAGTTTCCTACTGGGGCCACTTACAGTAACAATCTAGTCACTCACGAAGATGGTTTGGATGACAATGAAAGTGGAACTAATACAGCCATAACAGCATTTATTACTTCTGGTGAATTTGACATAGAAGATGGCGATAAATTTTCATTTATACGGCGTATTTTGCCTGACATAACTTTTGATGGCTCTACAGCAGACAGCCCCACAGCCACACTAGAGTTATTGCCACTACAGTCATCGGGTTCTGGGTACAACGATCCCCGTTCAGAAGGAGGGTCGAACAGCGCCTCTGTTATACGATCTGCCACAGTGCCCGTAGAAAAATACACTACTCAAGTAAACACTCGTGTTCGAGGCAGACAGCTATCTATTAAAGTACAATCCGATGCTTTGGGTGTGCAGTGGCAGTTGGGGGCACCTAGATTAGATATACGTCCTGACGGAAGAAGATAATGCCAGCAGATATAACCTTCGTAGCACCTCGATTACCGGATCCTCCTAAAGAGTATCAAAAGACGTTTCTTGAACGGTTCAACAATACCTTACGTTTGTATTTTAATCAGTTGGATGACGGCATAAGGAAAGCAGCCACATCACCTGAAGCTCAAGCACAGGCATGGTTCCTTGGCTAATCAATACAAAAACGCAAAAGTAGATTTGACGGCTACCACAGCCACTACGCTCTATACGTGCCCTACGGCAACTACAGCGATTGTTAAATCTATTCTTGTGTCTGAAGATTCAGGGAATGCGGATACCATAACAGTTACGCTAACCAACGCATCTGCTGCGGTATTTAGTTTATTTAAGACTAAAGCAGTTAGTGCTAACGCTACAGTAGAGCTACTAACTGCACCCATAGTAGTAGAAGAATCGGAGATACTAAAAGTAACTGCTGCTACCGCTAATAGGCTTCATGTGGTAGCTAGTTTGTTAGAGATTTCTTGATGTTTGAACCTGATATAAATTTTGATCCAAGATTATTACCGCCTTATGGAGTTTCTCCCCGTAGGCGCATACCACCTGTTGCACCGAAAACACCGCAGGAAGAAACAAGGGATGTTGTAGGGGTAAGACCGAATGTAGATCCAAGAGAGCAGACTGCTGTTACGCCTGTAACTCCCGTAACTCCCGTAACTCCTGTAGCTCCTGTAGCTCCTGTAGCAACTCAAACGTCTGCGCCAATAACTCAATCAGAACCACTTGTAGCTCCTATAGCTCCTGTAACATCTGCACCTACATCTGTGGCACCTGCACCTACATCTGTGGCACCTGCACCTACATCTGTAGCACCTGCACCTACATCTGTAGCACCTACAGAAGAGTCAATACAGACACGCGGAGAAAATAAACCTGTAACGGCTAAAGAGGCCATTAGTAATTACAAAAGCACTCTGCTTAATGCAGCAGATAATAATGTTTATGACACAGTAGATGACGTGGATGAAGTGGATGACTTTTATGACAAAGTGTATAGAAACACTGTCAT